TCATTCCGAACTTTGTGCTGATTTCGTTCTAAAAGCCCGGCGTTTTCGCGCCGCATTTCCGGCCTGCACGGTGGTGGATTTGGTGTAGACTTCAAGCTGCTGGACGGTTTTATGGCCGCTGTGGGATTGCAATTCTTTGTGGGTCGCCCCGGCGTCGCCCAGTTCCGTCAGGCCGCCATGGCGGAAGCCCATGAATTTCAGTTCTTTTGACAGTCCGGCGGCGTTGGCGATGTCTCGATAGAGGTGCTGGAAGTGGTCCTGTTTGTAGGGAAGAAAAACCTTCTTTCTTTGGTCAGGTCGGTCCCTCATGACCAGCAACGTGCCGCGTTGTGGGGTGCTTTCAAGGCGTTCGGTCAATTCCGGGAACAGTTCGCCTTCCTCGTCATAAAGGGGCACCCAGACCCATTGTTTGGTCTTGTGCTGGCGGACCTTGATTTCAACGCCTGGTCGGTAATGGTTCCAGGTGATGGTGCCGATTACATCATTCTCACGCTGGCATAATTCAAACGCCAGCATTGCCGCAAGGGCCATGGACGGCCTGCCCATTTCATCGGCTTTGGCGATAAAGGTTTCAACTTCCGCCCGTGTCGCGGCGCGGGTTTCTCCGCCGGTGGCTTCGAGTTCCATTTTCAGAAACGGGTTGTCACTGCCGACCCATCCGGCGCGTTTCCCAATTGACCAGGCCCGCCGCGCCGCACGCATGGCGGCGTTTGCCGACGATAACCGGCGGCGCTTGATTTCTTTGCCGTCATCGCCAACATCATCGACCCACTGCAGGCCCTCGTACAGGTAATCGACGTGACGTTCCTGAACGGCTCGGGCCGGAACCTTTCCAAACGGTGTGCGGCTTTTGGGTAATATGAACGACTCGATCAGGCGGAAACCCTTTTTATATCCGTGCTGGGTGGCGGCGGCGGTTTTCAGAAACTTGGGGTGGGATTCTACCTGTTTGAAAAGCCACGCGACGGTGCCGGGGGCGGGTCCGGTGGTGGCTGGTTCGCCGCGCCGCCATTCCCTTAACATTGTGTTTAGAAATTCCGACCGCGCGATGGCTTCCGACAGGTCGGTACCAAGGGGTTCGCTTTCGTGCGGGCAGCCTTTTTTTCGGTCCTTGCTGGGGACTTCCCAATAGTAACCGACCCCGCCAGTTTCAAGCGGCTTTGGCCTCATGTTGGGAATCTTAATCGGTGCCATGCGGGATCTCGAACTCTGCGTCAAGGTCGATGGATGTTTCCACAATGCCGCTACGCTTGTCAAACGCTCGGTCGAGAAGTTCTTTGTCATATATGATACGTCCGCCCCGACGTTCGCCTTCCGGCCAGACCCGGTTCTTGACCTCATCTCGAAATTTGGTGACGCTAACGCCGACATAAAGAGCAGCCAAAGGTTCAGACAGTCCGCGCGGCCAGTCCGGCATAACAGCCTGTTTTTTCGTCCTGGAGTCAGTGTCGGAGGGGATGGGCATGGTGTCTGTTGTTAGTCCTCGTCTAGCTCTACTTGAAGGCTATCGTCCTCACGCCGCGTCAAAATCACAACATCCATCTAGTTCACCTCACCCCTTGTCATCTCGTCCACGATTTCCGCCGCGTCCCGCGCCTTCGCCGCCGCCCGGTAATAGGCCGAACTGGAAATACCAAGCGCTTTGAAAACCGCCGTATGTGTCTTGAGTCCGTCCTCCAGCATGATCCGCGCGGCGCGCAACTTGTCCGGCGTCACTGTGGATTTGCGCCCCCCGACATGGCCGCGCAATTTGGCAGCAGCTAAACCCGCCCTGGTGCGTTCGGAAATAAGGTCGCGTTCGAATTGAGCAACCGCACCGAAGATATGGAATATGAAATTGCCCATGGGCGAAGATGTGTCGATCATTTCGTTCAATGACCGAAATTTGATGCCGCGTTCCTTGAGGTCGGATAGGATACGGATTAGATCGGGAAGAGATCGCCCCAGACGATCCAGACGCCACACAACAAGCGTATCCCCCCCCCTGAGCGCTTTCAGGCAGGCCTCAAACTCCGGACGCTTGGTGGTCGCCCCGGACTTGTATTCCTTGTATATCCTGTCCTCGGATATCCCCGCCGCTGTCATCGCATCCATCTGCAAATGCAAATGCTGATCTGTCGTAGACACCCTCGCGTATCCGATCAGGAATTCAGACGTTTCGTCAACTTCCAGTTCATTCAGGCTTCTTTCCCTTTCAATGCTCATTGATGGGTTGGAGCGGACACCGGGGCTCGAACCCGGATCGCCAGCTTGGAAGGCTGGGGCGTTGCCAATTACGCTCATGTCCGCATATCTCCTGTTAACGCTCCTTTAAGACACCAATAGGTCAGGTGCCGGTTCCAATCCGATGCGAGGGTCTGCTTCCGCAAACTCTCTGGCGCGTAAGTACCTGCAAGTGGCCGCTGTGATTTCTGCGCCGGTAAGCTGTGACCACAGAACTTTTGTTAAATGATCTTTGGAAGCACGGGCAATGCCGGTTATCTGAATACCGGCATTCCTAACTGTCATGCGAAGCTCATCGGCCCACATCAGCCGCATTAATGCGCGAGTATCGATCAATGCGGCTCTTCGAATATCAAGGGCGCGCCACTGGTACCGATTTTTGAGAACTTCGTCTGGGCGTGGGTAAAGCCATAACTGAGATTGTTCGCTACCCTTAAATAGCTCTGTATTTGGTCGAAATCCTGGAAGCCCATTGTTGTAAGTGAATTCCTCAAAAAAAATCTCATGGGCAGCGACAATGACGAAGTGACTACACGATTGGAATGACCTCACTTGATCAGCAAGGCGTTTCAGCGTGTCTTTTTCTGATTTGATTTCGACAGAAATAATTAGTGAGGGGGTAACACACGCAACATCAATTCTATTGCGGCCCTGCTCACAGTTCAGTTCATGAATGATTCGACCAGACGGAAATTCGTCACGAAGCCTTTGGACCACCGCCTCTCTAATCTCATATTCCGCGCTCGATCTCGTCATTTTCGTTACGCCCTCTATTCCGCTACAAACCATTCGCAGCCGCCAATATCGTGCTGCTGTTCAACGTACGTCTTCCCGTCAATATTCCAGTACAGCATTGCACTCTCTGCATCGTGGGTTTCATCATCGGGTTTGCGGTCGCCTTTAATTTCCAAAAACTCGTCTCGTGTGAGGTCTCGACCTCTTTTTAAAGTCATTCTCGATTACCCCTCTTAGTCGGTTACGCCGACCCGCTGAGTTCGGGCTGACCTTCAAATCGTGCAATCTGCTCTTTCATGAGCGTGACAACATCCGCTCGATCTGCACCGTTAGAGATATAGTTGGCGCGGCCCTCGTGTCCGTCATACGGAAAAACCAGCAGGACAAACCCGGTCTCCTTTTTGCCATCACCGTTGAAAACCTTGTCAAGGCCCTCGGCCACTGCGTTCATCACGTCCCGCTGTTTGTCTTCAATCGGTGCATCGCCAAGCGTTATCTCTGACATTATGCGGCCCTCCGTCTTTTTTTCTTCTTCAGGGCCTTTTCTTTTCGGCGTGCGGCGCGGTTCCCCGTTTCTGGTTCTACCAGCTTTTTCGCTGTATCATTCACCACCTTGGTGGACATCGTTTTGATCTGCTTTGAATCCATCATCGTTCAACTCCTTTCGTTAGAGGCTCCCTTAAGAGTGCGCCTTCCATCGGCGCAGTGATTTAATCCATTCGATATGCGCAATGCAGTCTGGGCAGTTAATCGTCCCGATTGCCTGCTGATATTCCCTGAAGCCGTCAACATCTTCCTCCGGGGCGTCTCCGCAAATTGTGTAGTCGCTCTTGACGCCAACACCACAACGCTGCCCGTTCTCAAAAATATAAATTTCCGCCGCCATTGTCAGTTCACCCTCATTGGTGGGCTATGATGAAACCGTGCAGACGAAACTGATATCATCGATCAGAACGTCGTTGCCGGACTCATCTACAACTTCAAAACAGCAATCGTCTTCGCCAAATTCAAAAACGGATCGCACCTTTTCTGCCGCTACCTCGCGTAACGCAGCATTTATTTCATCGGCTTCAAGTATAATTTTCATCGTGTTATCCATGGGCTCGATTGTTCCGATGCCGGTATCTCGGCAACGCTCGTTAGTTAAACCTTGTGCGAAACATCCAGCCGCGTTCGTATGTGATTCGATAAACAAAAAATCCGCCGTCATGAATACACACACCAAACCACCGGAAGTCGTGAACACCACCTATCAAGCGTAAAATCTTTAACCGCATAATCCCTCTACTCCCTCATTGCAGAAACCAAATAGTGACCGCCAGTACGCCCGCCGCGCTCCCTGACAGACAAAACAAAAATAGATGTAATTCAGTCATTTTCGCTCCTTTCTCCCACTCCCGGAATCTCATCCGTTTTCGGGTTTGTGCAATTTTGAGGTTTTGGGACAGCAATCGGGAATGGTGGAGTTCTGCCGCTTGTGGCTGTTTCGCCTTCAAACCCGGTTCGCTTGCCCGAAACCTCTTTGATCATCTGATCCCAATAGTTTGTAAGGTCGTCAACGCTAGGTGTTGCTTCGTCTTTCTCGAATAAGGGGCAATCAAAAACACATGGAACTCCGTCCAAAAGGCACCCGTCATCTAAGTTATTTACGCAAGGCCGATACATTATTCGTCACCAGACCCGGAAACGGAGATTTCTTCTTCATCGGGATATTCAGGTCCATCCGGCAAAGGCATCCAATGGGTTATCGTTCCGGCCAGCCCGTGCCACGTCCACCCACCACCATTGTGGTCTATCCATTCGGCAATAGATGCCGAGGAATAACTGTCTGGATGAAGCTCCGGTATGGCGAGCACCCAGACCAAAACGCGGGTGCCGTCTTTTGGCGCGCTATCAATTAGCATCCAGGGTCCGTGTGGACACTCAGGACACCGAATGCTGTTGTCGTTTGCGCATTCGCCGCAATCACTCATTCCCGTTTCTCCCGCTCCACGGAGGTTGGTGGTTCCCACTCGATTAGGGTTCCGTGGAAGGGCAGGCCGTGGGTTTCTTCGAAGAAATCAAACAGTTCAGCGACACTTGGAAAGCCGTCTGCTTGGGCGAATCTATCTTCGTCCTGAACCTCAACGCCGTTGACGATTACTCGGTATGGGTCGTTATCGATAACGATCTGACTGGTGTTTGTGCAGACCGTCTCGAACAATTTCTTGCAGGATTTTGAACGCATCCCAGTATAGAGAAATAGCTTCGCGCCGATTGTTGCATGAGGTCGGTGATCGGCCCTAGGTTTGCGGATCGTCTGGTGTTTTGTGCCTACCAAAATGGCGGGCGCATAGCGTTGGAGAAAATTAATCGCTGGCATTGTCGGCCTCACTGTTGCGTTGTGGGAACATTTGATTTAAAGCGACTTCGCCCATAACCATTTTTAGTTCCCATTCTTCATGAACATTCATGTCATGCAGCACTTCCCGTGCTGTCAATTCATCAAGAATGGTGCGCCCGATTTGTTCCGCTGTGATACGGTCTTTCATGACGTTGAGTACGGCGTCAGCAATTTCGGCACCGCACGATCCCATCACCGGGTTCTTCCACCACGTTTTATGGATTGCTTGTATGATCCGTTCACGCATCGGATTTTCCTTTGATCTGTTGTTTGCGGGCTTGCCACATGCGGGCGAAAATCTGGCAGGCGGCGCTGAGGCTGGACTTGCGGCCCCGGTAGCGCCATTTGATGACGATGTCATAGAGCCGCCGTCCCCAGGCCTTGCAAAAATCATCCTCGGCGCGGCGGCAGTCGGGGCTGCAATATTTCTGGCCGGGTTTCGGGGTGAAGACGGTTTCGCACCAGTCGCAGGTCGCCTTGGCGGGTGGTTTCTGTCGTCTGATCTGGCGCTTGCGGGTCTCATGCTGGCGGCGGCAGTCGGCGGAGCAACAGGTCTGGTTGCGGCGCGTCGGGGTGAAGCGCTTGTCGCAGTTTGGGCAGTCCAGGGACGGGTGCTGGTTTTTGATCATGATGGCAACTCCCATGCGTCGCGCGGTGGGGCATTGATCTGGTGTGAGGTCAAAAGGCATCGGCTCAGTCCCAGACCGCACGGCAAGCGCCGGGGCGGCTGATCAGCCAGAGGGCGGCCAGCGTAAACCCAAGAACGGGGATGAAGGTCTGGGCCAGTATTAGTGTCTGTTCCATCAGGCGGCCTCTGGCGGGGTGTCTTCGTTGGCCGCGCCAGTTTTCAGGACCTGCCTGGGGTTGTCGGCCCAGTCCGGCAATGAGCGCTGTTCGACCGGTCGGCCCTCGGTCATGGCGCGTTCAATGCCCTGAAGCATGCCCTGTGTGACGCCGAGGTCGATATAAACGACGGTCAAGTCGGCTTCCGTCCCCCAGGCCAGACCGGCGTCAATGCCGCGCTTTCGTTCGTCCGGGTTGCGGTCGTTGAGAATGCCGCGCTGGGTGTAAAGAAGGTGACTGGCGAAGGGGGCCTCGTCGCGATCAAGGGAATCCCTGATGCAGGCGCGGGCATAAGCGATATGGCGGCGCACGCCTGCGGTGGTCGGGGCTGCGAACGGGCTTTCGAGAATAACGCGGCGGTACTCAGTCATGAATTCCAGTTCCTTATGTTGGTGATCACGCGGCCTTTTTCGCTGGAGTGGCGATCTTGCGTTTTGGTTTCGTCTGTTTTTTTGGTTTCCGTAGCTTGGTGATCGCCTGATCCAGCCAGCGCTGGTCCAGAACACCCTCTTCGCGGCACGGCATGATCACTCCGGCAAACTCCGGGACATTTTGAACAAGAATGCGGCTGGGCCCGTTTGGGGTGTCCGGTGCGAAGATGGTAACGACAGGGTGATCAATCCCGGACAAGCGTGCGACTTGCTTGAAGTCGGCAAGGTAGGTCGGATTGAAACTCAGGTGCTTCGCGGTGCGTTTGCCGATGCCGGTCGGGACGACTTTCTGCCATTCGGGATAGGTCCCATTAATCGCCCCGGCGTGGCAGCCGATCAGGTGGTGAGCGCCAAAGCTGGTGGGGTCGTCGTCGGGTTCAAAGCCGAACGAGGTTATGAACAGCGCCTGCCCGCAGAAATGGGCGAGACAGGGTTTGGTATGCAGATTTTTGACGCCTGGGCGAATTTTCAAGGTCGCCGTTGCGCGCTTGGGGATTGTGCAGGTCCAGGGGCCGTGTTCACATGAGCCGTCCCGGTCATGAATAATGCCCATGCGGTGGCCGTCCGTGGCGACCAGCAATATCCCATCATCCGCCGGATGCGGGGTGACATAAATTCCATTCAGATAATAACGTGTTTCTTGCTTCGACATGAACGGCAGCAGCATGGCCAGATATTTGGCCTGCGTGGTGATGCGGCGGTCTTCGGGGTTGAAAGTATCAGTCATAAATTCCATGTCCTTGGTTTGGAGATTTTGATCCATGTCGATTTCTTGGCGCTGTGGCGGCGGCGTTTGAGGGACTGGCGGAAGCGCCAGCGGGAAAACTGTCTGAGAAGGCGGCAGAACATCAGACCGCCATCTGTTCGATCATCTGGCCGGGCGATCCGGTATCGTGGAGCTGGTTGGTGCAGGAATTGCACCGGCGGTTGTGCGGGCCTTCCGATAAAAAGTGTCCCCCGCAGGTCAGGCACTTGCGCTGCCTGCTGCGGTCGTTATCGGCTTTCGGTTTGCCCGACTGGCGCTGTTCGTAGGTGCTGCGCCGGGGTGCGTGTATGGGGATGGCGTGAGACTGGGGGGTGACATCGGGGCGGAAGCCCTGCTCGCGGCAGCGGGTCAAAACAGCTTCGCCCTGTCGTTTGGCGACTTCACTGTCGCCGGTGATGAACAGGGTGAGGTCGCGTTGCTGTCTGGCCCATGCCAGGGCCAGGGTTTCACCACCGCTGTTGAAATACCGGGTGGCGGATTTCGAGACGGCGTCCCAGCGCTGTTTTTCCTCGGCGGAATGCGCGGCCAGCGCCTGTTCGGGGGTGACGAGGCCGTGTTGTGAGATTTCGGATTTTGTGGTTTCGTTTGGCATGGAACGGTCCTTTTCCCAGAGGGGTTGATGAGCGTTAGTTGATCGTGGTTGAAGAAAGTTTGCGGCTGGTGCGTGAGGGGATGCGCGACCCGGTGCGCGATGAGGAATTGCGGGTTGCGCCACGGACCAGCCGCGCCCCGCCGCCGGTGAGGCGCGGTGTCCGGGCCATGGGCTGGGTATTGAGAAAGGCGGCGACCTGCAGGACCAGCAGCAGCCACATCAACCATTTCCAGCCGGGCCAGTGGGGGTGCCCGAAATCGGCGATCAAGGTTTGCGGATCGGCAGGCGGGTCCGGGAGGAACCGGGTCTGGATAAACGGAAAGGGGTGGATGGTGGCGGTCATCGGGTGGCTCCTGTTTTCACGCGGCTATTTTGGCCCATGCCAAATGGTTGGCAGGTGCCAACGGGTTCAGATAGATTCCGGTGACCTGTTCCAGGGTTTTGCCGTGGCGGATGGTCTTGCCGGTGGCATGTTCTAGTTCGACGTATTGGCGATAAAGTTCCGGGCGCTGTTCCGCGCCGTGGCGCAGGTCACCTAAGCTGCCGAAGACACAAAAGACGCAGGATAAACGGTCATTGCGTTGATAGGCCCAGTGCGGTTTCTGACCGGCTTGCGCGATCACCTGAAACACCTGTTCAGTGGTCAGGTCATGGATGGGGGAAAATTCGTACCATTCCCGACCGGCGGTGCAGTTCTTGGCGTCCAGTCCCAGTTGGACCTTGGCAGCGCGGCGGTCACTTTCCTCGGCACGGAAACCAAAACACGAAACGATGATCTTACGCCCCGTTTCATTGGACAGGCGGCGGATAACTTTGTTGCCGGGACCGGTTTTCAGATCACTGGTGCATTCCCGGCAACCGCTTGATGGCCATGGCGAAACATTCTTGCCCTTTTCCAGATTTTTCTGGTGACGATTAGCGACCATGTTGAGAAAGGTTTTCGGTGATCCGTCCTTGTAGATGGCATGAGCCAGATGGAGGTCGGCTCCGTTGATGTTGGCGCTGATGTGTTCTTTCACGCCCATCCACTCAACGTCACCAAGATCACAATGAACCCGAACGATCTGGGCGGCTGGGACAATTTTCCGCAAAACGGCATCCATTGCCTGGCTATCCTTGCCGCCGCTGTGATTGATGACAAACAGCGCGCCACGGCTGATCAGGTTGTCGACTTGTTGACGGTGGGTTGTGATTGTTTGGGTTGGCATTGGGTGGCTCCAAAAACGTTCGGTAAATTGAATATTGCAATTATCAATTTATTTGTCAATTAAAAATTGAAAATATCAATTATTTTGCGGATTGATATGCTTTGAAATGGAGGTATTTGCTTGATTTTGCCCGGCAGTGGTAAGCTGAGTGGTAATAAACAGCATTAAGGGGAGTCGGGTGGTGAGGATGCGTTTGCGGGGCGGGCTTCTGGCGGTGATTGCGATGGGCGGATGCGCTGAACTTTCGACTATTCGTGCATCATCGCCGGTTCATGAAAGCCTGTTGAGCGGGTCGCCGGGGGATATCGCGTTCTGCTTTACGGACAGAACGGCGGGTGACTGGAACATCAGGAATTCTGCCACTGCGGACGGCAGTGTCGTCAAACTGCAGTTTTCACTTGGGGAGCAGGGGTTTGTTCATCCCCTGTGGGAGGCCACGTTGACCAGAGAGGGGGCAGGGTCGGCGTTTGAGATGCGGTCGCGGATGACGGTGTGGGGTGATCCGGTCGATACGGTCGCAGCGGCAATACAGGTTATCGAGGCCTGCGGGACTGGGTAATCAAGAACTTTCCCGGTAGACCCGGACAATGACGCCGTAGACGGTCATGTGGTCAGGGGCATATTCGGTTTCAGGGATTTTTGACAGACTGGTCATGCCAGTAAAACTTGCGCCGGTGAAATGGCGGAGCAGGGTTTTTGCGCTGCCGGTCTGGGGGTCGGCGACTTGTAGGACCACATCGACGCCGGGGCGGAAGGTTATGTCCGGGTCATAAACAAGATAGTCACCGGGCAGAATGCCGCGCAGGTTCAGCGCCATGGACCCGGCCTTGATCCAAGCGGCGCGGGGATGGGCGGGATACAGGGCCTTCAGCAGTTCATCGGCGTTGTCCGGGCCTTCGAAGGTGGCCTGCTCCTCGCGCAGTTCGGTCAGGAATTTTTTATCACGGTTATTTTGCGGGTGATCCGGGTCTTTGGTGATGGCCTTTTCAAGTGCCGTTTTTGCTTCGCTACGTTCTTTCTGGGCTGCCGTCGGTGCTGGGTCTTTTTGTTCGGGTGCCTCTCCCTCGCCGGTCAACAGCCATGCGGCGGAGCAATTGCCAAGATGCGCGGCATATTCGCGGGCTGTGTTTAGTGTCAATTCCCGCCCTGACTTGCCGGTGCCTTCGTACTGGGCGTAGGTCGGCTGGGGTATGTCGTGCTTGTCCGCGAATTCCTTGGCGGTGCGGAATCCGGCGCATGTGCGCGCCAATTTCAACCGTTCAGCAGTGGAATTAAAATTCATCATGTGTTTCCTGTGGCGGAATAATACTAATTTTGGCAGTTTTCCTTGCCATATCAAGGTTATGAAAATTGATGAAATCAATTTCATCTTGACATAAATTGAAAATATCAATATTTGTTGAGTTATGGCTGACCAACCCACCATCAAAACTTTTCGCGATCTGATTGACTGCTGGCCGTCTTATGAAGCGCTGGCGCACGACGTCAAAGTGCCTGTGGGCACCGTCGGCAGTTGGCGACATCACAACAGCATTCCGGCGCGGTCGCGGGATCGAGATATCTGGAGCGCGTTGGTTAATGGTTCGTCGGCGCGGGGGATTGACAGCATTACCCTGCACCTGTTGGCCCGACTCGCGGCGTCTGGTGGGTTTCTTGGTAAGGAAGCCGCATGATGGAAAACTCAAAACATCAATCTGAAATAAACCAGTCATATCCTCAAGTCCCCGTGGCTGATGACAAGTTTCATCCTGACGACCTCGCCCGTGGCGGCATAGTCCCAAATGTCGGCGCGATGTTAGGAGGGGTGCGATGACCTACGCCCGCGATCCTGAAACCGTTCCTGGACTCTTAAGCGCCATGGTGGCGCGGCTGGGGGCCGATACGGCGGCGGAGGCCGCCGGGGTGTCGACGTCGCGGCTGCGCCAGTTGTGCAATCCTATGCGCCGCGACTGGCGGGTGTTGGAGACGGTGTATCGCCTGGAGGCGGCGCATTGCCGGGCCGGATACGGGGTGCCGCTGAGTGAATTTTTGCGCGGGCGGATGATTGATGACGGGGCGATGACGCCCGGTCGGGAAGAAGGCCGGGCGCGTCTGCTGGAGGGCTGCTGCCGGACGGTGGCGGCGGCGCTTCGGGTTGTTGTTGAACAGATTGAGGCGGCGCTTGAGCCCGTATCATACGGGCCTGCATCATATGGGCCTGCACTGGCGGTGGTGCGGGCATGAGCGGGCGGCCCCTGATATTGGCCTTCGGCTTGAGCGGGGTGCTGGTCAGCGCTGTTCTGGTGGCGTCGTTTTATTTTGGCGGTCTGCCATGACGCAAGACATGCGCACTCACATGATCAAACAGAATTCCGGTGCCGGGCGCACCGGGACAGGCGGCGGGTTCTCTCCTCCGAAACCTTCCGTCTCCACCCGTCCACGGGTGGAAAGCCTCCCTGTGAACCTAACCCCGAGCGACACCGACGACGGTCGCTCGGGGCTTTTTTCGGTGGCTTCTTCGGTGGGCCGGGTTAAACGGATGGATGAGCTGAACCGGCGGGCAGCGGTTGTCTCGCAGCGTATGGCGGCGTTACTGGTCCGGGCGCGGCGTTTGTCTGGATTGGTGGGGGATGTCTGATGCCCAAAGGCCCCGATGAACACAACGCCCTGGAGCGTGTGCGGTTTGAAAACGCCGGGGTGGCGTTCACGGTGGAGCCGTCGGGCGCGATCTCAATCACCCAGAGCGTCGGGCGGGTGTCGATCTCGACGCTGTTGACGCCCGCCGATCTGCCCGATCTGAAAACCCTGGTCAGCGAAGCCGCCAGACGTCATGAGCTGGCAAAAAAATTCCAGGCCAAAATTCCGGGGGATGCTGACTTATGAGCGGGGCGCGGGTTGAACAGATCGAGTCATCCATTCCATGCCAAACAATTGGCGGCGCGACACTCTATCTGGGCGACTGTCTGGAGGTTCTGCCGGGGCTTGATGAAAAGGCCGATCTGCTGGCCGTCGATGCGCCGTACAAGCTGACATCCGGCGGGGTCGGCAAGCCCTCAAAAACTCAAATTCCCATGCGCGGCAAGTTCGATGCGGCGACCTACGCCAACGACGGCGATATTGTGCTCTGCGATGTGAAATGGGCCGACTGGATGGGGCTGGCCTTTGCGGCGCTGAAGGCCGACGCCGACGCCTATTTTATGGCCAACGACAAGGAGGTTTTCCCCTGCTGGAACGCGGCGATGGCGGTGGGCTTCAAACATCATAATCTGCTGCCTTGGGACAAGATATCGCCGACGGCGAACAAGTTTTACATGAAAAACAATGAATTCGTGCTGTACTGCTGGAAGGGTCGGGCGCGGACCATCAATGACCCGTCGCAGCAACAGACGATCAGGATGCGCGCCCCGCGCGGGGCAGACAGCCGCCACAAGACCCAGAAGCCGTGGCGTTTGATGGCGAACTACATCCGCCAATCCTCACAACCGGGCGATCTGGTTCTGGACCCGTTCATGGGGTCGGGGTCGACCGGGGTGGCGGCGCTGAAAGAGGGGCGGCGGTTCATCGGCATTGAAAAGGACGCGGCGATTTACGAGACGGCGTGTCGGCGGCTGCGTGAAATCAGGGGTGAATTGGACATCGGCCTGTTCGGGGTGGCGGTATGACGGTGCAGGCTCGCCAGCGGCTTCGCGACCGCAACCGGTTTCTGGATACGGCGCATCGCACGGACGCCAGTTGCCCGCGATGCCGGGTGCGCGACCTGCACTTGGAGTTGGACAAGGCGGAGGTCGCCCTGTCGTGGAAACAACAATGCTGGCTGACGCAGGTTCAGGGTATCACCAACGCTTCGCGGTTGGCGGCGGGCGGCTGGGGCGTGGCGCGGGTGTGGCCCGGCCATGACGGGGATGATCCGACGTATCTTCCGGGCGCGCTGGATGACGGTCGGGATTTCGAGGCGATTATCCTGGGTGTGTGGTCCGGGCTGCATTCGGTTTATGACACGTTTTATCGAACCCGACCGGCGCTGCTTGATCTGCTGGCGTTCGATGCCCGCGACCCGGCGCGCTGGTATATGAGAAACGGTGGCCAGCGCTGGTGCGGGAAAGGCGGGGTAAACTGGCTCGGCGAATGGGAAGTCAACCGGGCGCTGGGCGTTGGTGTATCTGGAGATGATTGGCCGGGGGGTACTGAGGATACAAAGCCGGGGCCGCTGCGGTTGTTTTCAACACCGCTCAACTGGTTGAAGGGCGGTTGCCGGGGGGCGGTGCTGATCGCGCCGGATCTCGAAAACAAGGAAATGGTACTGCGCGAGGTGCTGCGGGGCGTCCCCGAAATCATCTGTGATGACCGGGATCACGCGACCATCGTGGATGCGGCGATGAAACGCACGACGCCGCCTCCGGCGCGGGCCGAGGTGATGATTGCCGAGGATGAGGACTGGCATGCGTTGCCGGAGGTGGCGTGATGTCGGGCGCTGTTTCAGAGGATGATACCGCACGGGGTGAAAATAAGGATTTAGGTTTGGCGCTGATCGAGACCGCCAGCGAATTGCAGCGCATCGGCGGGCAGTTGCAGGCGGTTGGGATGATGCTGTGTGAGGTTTTGAGCCACCACAACCGGGATGTTGAACCGGGAAAGGGCGAGGATGCCGACGCCGTTTAAGGATGAGAAGAAAAAGAAAAAAACCGGGGTCCCTGAGTTCGTGCTGGATATCGGCGACGACTTTGACGGCACCGTCGACGGCACATGTGCGCGGAAGTCCTTGAACGATCTGGGTAACGCCGAGCGGTTGCAGGTGCGGTTTGGCGAAGACCTGATGTATGTGCCGGGGCGGGGCTGGTTCTGGTTTGACGGGCGGCGCTGGTCGGAAGACGATGGGCCGCGCATGGCCCAGATACTGGCGCAGGAAACGGCGCGGCTGATCCGGACGGAGGCCAAGTGGCTGAAGGAAAACGCCGGTGATCAGGTTGAGTGGATTGCGGCGCTTAGAAAGTTTGCCAAGACGTCGGGAAACTCCGGGCCGATTGCGGCCATGCAGCGTGAGGCGGCTCCACATCTGACGTGCAAGGTGGATGATCTTGATCAGTTGGCGGATTTACTGTGCGTTGAAAATGGCACCTTGGTGTTGGGACCGAAGACCGAAATCCGCAGTCATCATCGCGATGATCTGCTGACGCGGCTGGCCCCGGTGCGTTATGTGCCGGAGGCGGGGTGTCCGGTTTTCGATGCGTTTCTTGAGAAGATTTTGCCGGACCGGGACGTCCGCGAATTTATTCAGCGGTTTTTCGGTTACATGATGACCGGGCACACGACGGAGCAGGTTGTGTTGCTGTTGCACGGCGATGGCGGCAACGGCAAATCATCGTTGCTGGAATGCCTGGCGAAACTTTTGGGGGATTATGCCATGGGACTGCCGTTCCGGTCTCTGTTGCATAATGACCGGGGCGGCGGCGGCGATGCGACGCCCGATATTGCGCGGTTGCCGGGGGCGCGGTTCGTGCGGGCGTCTGAACCGGAGACCGGGTCGCGGTTGGCGGAGTCGATGATCAAGACGATGACCGGCGGCGAAGCGATGACGGCGCGAAATTTGAACGAGCCGTTTTTCGAGTTTTATCCGCAGTTCAAACTGGTGCTGTCGTTTAACCCGAAACCGAGTATCCGGGGTGGTGATGACGGCATCTGGCGCAGATTGTTGATGGTTGAGTTTAAGGGCAAGGTGGATGAGGCCGATGTGGGGCCGTTGTTTGCGGCGTTGGCGGACGAGCTGCCGGGCATTCTGAACTGGCTGATCGCCGGGTATGAGGACTGGCAGGAGGTCGGGTTGCGGGTGCCCCAAGCGGTGCGGGATGCGACCGACAGTTACCGGGCGGAAAGTGATCCGGTGGGTAATTTCCTGACGGAATGCACGTCCCGGCAAACCACCAGATGGCTGAGGTCCGGGAAAATCTATGCGGCCTATGAGTTGTGGTGCAAGGCCAGCGGGCTGGATGCTGGGAACATCACGCGGTTCGGCAAAATCCTTAAAGACAAGGGGCTGGAGACCAGCAAGTCAACGGGGTACGTGACCTACCGGCTTGAACTGCTTGATGAGGTGATCGAGGCGTTTTCGGGGATTGAAGACGGGGCGGTAAATGGGTCCGGGCCGGTCGGGCCGGAGCCGCCGCCGGATGACGGGCCGTTGTGATGAATATGCATATTGCTACATTCAGACCCAAGATGTTGTGTTGAGAGGTCTCAAACTATCTGGACTATCTGAAACTATCAGGTGTTTTAAGATGTTGAAATCAAACGGTTTTCTGATAGTCCAGATAGTTCAGATAGTTTCCCCAAGGTGGCACGTATGTGCGTGGGCGCGTGCATGAGCGGGTCGGGGAAACTATCTGAACTATCAGAACCCTCTAAAAAGACAAGAAAAACAAGGAGTTATAAAACTGATAGTTTCTGAGGGTTCGGATAGTTTGGACAGTTCGGTAATTTCGGCAGGGTTGAGAGGATTCGGGTTAAATGATTAACTGGTTTGCCCATATTTAATTCTCACAGAAATAGTAAAGCGGAGCCTGATTATGAGCGATGTAATTAACCCCCTTGACGTGTCCAGACGGGTCGGACAGCTGGAGAGACTGATTAACGACGCCGGAATTACGTTGGAGCTGCGAACCGATTTTGGGTATCTGGTGCGGTTATGTGAAACCCTGGAAGACAAACCTTATCCAACGGCGATGTTTAATCCGCTGCATCACCATATCGGGCCGGACAACGGGTTCTGGATCAAGGGCACCGACAAGGCGGGCGATGTCGTGCATTTGCAGGCGGTGCGGCTGGATGATCTGACCGGGACAAATCTGGCGCGGGAGCTTGAGACGTTGCAGGCGTTTTATTTTGATCCTTCGGTCAGCGCGGAACCTGGGGAGAACTGCCGGTCCTTTGCCCATATTGCAAAAACCATAACCGGTCGGGTGTGTTTCCATGGGGAAATATGGCTGAAACCCGGAGATAACGGATTCCGGGGTAAAGGCCTTGCCGGGTTGCTGCCCAAACTTGCCACCAGTCTGGCGCTGGCCCATTTCCAGCCGGATTTCATTTATGGTTTCGGTTACCCGCCGCTGGTCAATAACGGTACGATAATTTCCTATGGATACCGGCACTTTGAACCTGATGTGGTTAACTGGGTGCGGCCAAGCCGGGATGTGCCGCTAGAGGCCTGGATGTGCTGGATGACCTATGATGATCTGATGAATTCTGTTCGTGGCGGCCTGCTGGCGGAGGCGGGGTGATGAATGATTTCGTCAAGAACCTGCCGGAAGTCAAACAGCATCTGAACGTTCGCGCCGAACAGCTCAAGATGGATCGGGTGTTCGTTCAGCGCTATCCGGCGTTGGCGGGTCGGCGCGGTGTCATCGAAGTTCTGGATGTGGCGCTATACAAAAACCTGAAGGGGGAAACGCTGTATCGCAAACCTTTGGCGGAAACGCTGATCCCCTATTCGTATAACCATCTTCCGGCGGCGATGGCGGTGATTAATGCGCTGATCGGCGAAAACCTGCTTGAGTATGTGGACAAACACCATCCGCGCGGGCCGATCACCCTGTCGGCGGCCTATTATGACAACTATCTGGGTCATGTTCATGCCCGGCAGGCGATTGCCAACACCCCGGAATTCAAGGTGTGGGAGTCGGCTGAACATAATTATACAACCGCCTTTTGTTACAATGAGCGCAACATCGTTACCCGGATTGAAAAGCCGTTCACGGATGAGTTCAGGTATCTGGCGGTCGGCGACAGTATCTTTGATTTGGCGCACGCCGATAACCTGCACCGCCGGGGCGGTTTGGAGGCGGCCCAGAAGGAGGCGACGCAATCGTTCTATCGGATGGGTGTTGGTGGCGGGCCGATTGATACGCAAATGGAAATCAATGGACCGAACAATGAACTGGTCTGGGTCCAGGTCTTTGTGCAGATGCTGGATGAAACGCCTGCGTTGAAGGTATGCAAGCTTCGTTCAATCAAGAAATTTCCACCATGATAACAAGACGTTGATAATATAAATTCTTACAAAGAATTTATTAATATTGCGATGCAGGTCCGGGACATACTACTAATTGAATACATTAATTTTTAATATCTATCAAAAGGTGCAGCACGCGACCTTTCATCCAGTCGACAAAGCACCAGAGGTGACGCGTATATGAGGGGTGTTTGGGGAGTTTGAATGTGTAGCGCTGTAGTTGATATCCGCGAGGTGATTGATGTTGAACGGCTGCTGGTGTGGGTCTACCGCGATCAGCTGGCCGGGGGGAACTGTATCCGGCATGAGGATTATGGTCCGGTGGGGTATGGATCAACCAGTGCGCTGGCCGAGGTTGCGCGCCTGGGATGTCGGGTTGATGGCGGCGGCGGGGGATATCCGGTGAATGAGGATGCCGAGCGGGTGCATGATGTGGTGTCGGCGATGGGGGATACCGGGGTGTTGCTGATGATCTACGGGCGTATGGGCGCGAGGCCGGACTGGATGGAAGGCGCGTGGCCGCATTACGAACCGGCGGACGGTTGGCGCAAGAAGCGGGGCAGCTCCGAGCAAGAAGCGATAACGAGTGAGTCGTTCAAGGACGATGACGGGCGCATGCGGGCGTTGATGTGCAGGGTGGTGCTGCAGGACAGGCCGGAAGTGATTCGCCTGGCGCGGGCCGAGTATGGGCTGTGGTATGAGGGGCTGGTGATGTTGAGTGACGATGTGCAGGGCCTCAAACGCTATGCCGTGCATGGCCCAGCGGTATCTGCAGCGCCGTGGCTGGAACAAGAGACTTGACAAGTTCCCCAAGCATTTGACAAACTCCCGGACACACAAACAGGTGTTGACCCGCTCCCGAGAATATCGGCGGCGGGTTTTTTAATGCAGTGGAGAAAACCGATGTAGCCAGTCGGGTAACGCCCGACACTGGCTGTCTGGCCCTGCGGCTCCTGGTTGGGATGTGATCCATGACACCTTTTTGGGTCCTTCCTAGACCTAAAATATATACGGGTGGCAGAGGGGTTTGGGTTTTCTAGTTTGGAGTTTTGAATTTTGATGCAACGTGCAACGACTTCGTTGCACGCGGGAGCTGGGATTTTTTTTCAGGTAAATTTTGATGGTCGATGCAACGGAACTGGTGAGTATATCCGCTGCGGCGCTGGTGCTTGGGATCAACAAAAGCACGCTTGGGCGATATCTAAAAGAACACTCACATCTGATTGAGGAAACCCGAGGCAATAGAAAGTTGGTCGACGTCGAAAAGGTCCGCCAACACAGGGTCGGCAATGTTAACGAAGCGCAGCAACAAAACTGGAGCGGTGCCACACCTGGTGTATCACCTGATGGTGATGGTGAAACACTTAGCGCCAAACGCGCCGAACATCTTGATCAGGATATCGTCTATCGGCGAATGCGAAACGCCCAGGCGTTGGGCCAGCTTGTGGAAGTGGCAAGGATTGATGACCCGATAACCGAGGCCGCTGAGTACCTGAAAAACAGCGTGCTGCGAATGATCTCAGAACAGGCTGACATCCTGGCGTCGAAGACCAGCGCCCCGGAAATCAGACGGATACTGGAACAGGGATTTGCCAAGGCATTTTCGGAGTTCGGGGTCGAACTGACAAGTAAACTTGAACGGGAAAAGGTCGGCAGTATTAATGATGCCGCTTGATCTGCCGGGCCTGGCCGACCCTCGCGCTGTTGTGTTTGAGAGTTTTATCGCGGCGTTCGACATGCCGCCGGAACGAACGGTCAGTGAATGGGCTGCTGATGAGCGCCGGGTCGCAGCGGAAAGCGGGTCGCCGTTTCCAGGACCTTGGTCAAACGATCTTTGCCCGTTCTGGATCGAGCCCATGAACCGGATGACGTTGTCCGACCCGGCGCGTGAAATAGCACTGGCGAAGTCAGCGCAGACGGGTGGGTCTGAAAATGGTCTGAACCTGTTTGGCAAGATCGTGGTCGATACGCCGTGTTCGATGCTGATCATTCTTCCGACCATTGATGAAGGCAAAAAATACAACCGGGTCAAGCTGCAACCGGCGATCACGGAAACACCGTCACTAAGGCGGCGGGTGCTGGATGTCAAAAGCCGGGATGCCACCGGTTCAACAACGGCGATGAAAAAGTTCAAGGGTGGTTTCGCGATGATCACCGGGGCCAATTCGTCGGTCGGTCTGCAGATGATTTCGGCCCGCGTGATTATCTACGAAGAGATCAGCGAATGGCCCTGGGACACGGGTGGGCGCGGCGATCCGATGAAGCAGGCGGAGAACCGGGCGAAGGCGTACCGCGACACGGTCGGTGACAAGCACGTCTATATCTCGACACCAGGCATTCTCGGGTCGTGCCGGATAACGGCAAAATACGAGGCCGGGACCCAGTCCCGATATTACGTACCGTGTCCGCGCTGTGGCTGGTTTCAGAACCTGGTGTTCAAACAGGTCAAGGTTCGCCAGAAGTCGCCGCCCTATGGCACCTACTACGAATGCCGCCATTGTAACGGGACGATAGAGCATCACGAGAAAAAGGCGATGATCGCCGCCGTGCCAAACCATAAATGGGTTCCGTGTTATCCGGACGCGGAAACGGGCGAAGCGCCACCGGATGTGATCGCGCCGGAAGATATTGCGGACTGGCAAAACCGGTCCGAGGGTGGGCGGCAACCGAGTTACCACGTGTGGCAGGCTTATTCGCCGTTTGTCGCTTGGGAAGACATGATGGTTGAGTTTTTCGGCTGTAAGGACAAGCCGGATGAATTGAAGACGTTTGTGCAGCAGGCTCTTGGGGAGCCTTGGGAAGAAAAGGGCGATGCGCCAAAATGGCAACGCCTGTTTGCCCGCCGCGAAGATTACCCAGCCCGACAAATACCCGTTGGCGGTCTGATTTTCACGGCGGCAGTCGATATCGGGGCGACTTACGCCCGTTATGAGATTAAGGCGCACGGCGAATATCATACGACCTGGTCAATCGATATTGGTCACCTGAGTGGTGACACGGCGGACCCGGAAAGCGACATCTGGAAACAACTGACCGAAGTCTATGAACGGCGGTACCCGGATGCCTACGGGAATGTCTGGCCGGTCGATCTGTTTGGTGTTGATGCAGGATACAATACCAACCAGGTCTATACCTGGGTTCGGGCGCATCCACAGGCGATGGCGCTGGATGGTCGGCATGGCTGGGGGGCCCCGGCGTTGGGGACGCCGACAAAACAGGACATTACCTTCGGGGGCCGTAAAATCCGTCGAGGTGTTGATTTATGGCCGGTCGGAACCTTTTCGCTGAAGTCGGCGCTTTATGCTTCGCTCCGCAAGGATGGCATCAAGGACGGTGCCGAAAGTTATCCGCCAGGGTTCAGTCATCATTCGTTGTTTCATGATGAAAAATATTTCAAGGAACTGACGGCGGAGTATCTGAAAAAACGCTCCAAACCTAACGGGCAGGTTGAGCAGGTCTGGATGCAGACCGGGGACAATCACTATCTGGATTGTGATATCTACAATCGTGCCCTCGCGGAACACCTTGGCGTATCCAAGATGACCGCCGATGACTGGACGGGTTTGGCGGCAGAAAGAGGTGCGCCGCCGAAACAGGCGCAAGGCGATCTATTGACGGCCATAGTTAAACCATCTGCGCCCACCAGTCAGAGTGACGAGGTGGCGGAACCAAACACAAATACGACTGAAACACCACAGGTCCAGGTCCGGGGAGCGGGCGGGATGGCGGTGCGAGGCAGTTAAGGAAACATTTAATGGCGATTTATACAGCGGCTCAACTGACTGAGTTACGGAACGCATTTGCGTCAGGAGAACTGTCATTTCAGCTCGGCGACAAGAAGGTGACCTATCGGTCGTTGGACGAGTTGGAAAAGGCCATTCAAACCGTTGCTGCAGATGTCGAGGGTGGAAGCACAACCGCGCAGCCGACCCGGTTTGTTCAGGTGACCACCAGTAAGGGTGTATGAGATGAGTATTCGGGATCAGTTCGCACGCGGTTTGATTGGGGCCGCCAGTTTTCTGGTAAAGTCCTCGGCAGCGACCCCGTCCTACGATGCGGCCAGCAACAGTGTGCGGTTGTCCGGGTGGAACCCCGGCGCGGAAGCCATTACCGCCATTCTGCAAGGTAACGGCTCAACGCTTCGCCGCAGGGCGCGAGACACGGCGCGGAAAAGCCCTTATGCCGATCAAGCACTTGGGCGATATGTCTCGAATGCCATAGGTACGGGTATCCGCCCAAATTCACAGCATCCAGACCCCGCTGTGCAAACCAGTATTGATGACGCTTTTAGCCGTTGGTGCGATGAAGCGGATGCGGACAATGTCACCAATTATTTTGGCCTGCAGGCGCTGGCTGTCCGATCCATGATGGAAGGCGGTGACTGTTTCGGGCGGTTTCGGGCGCGGCGTCCGGAAGATGGATTGTACGTGCCGTTTCAGGTTCAACTGCTGGAATCGGAAATGGTGCCTTTGGAGGAATCCAGACGCCTGGCCAACGGCAATCAAGTCCGCGCGGGTGTCGAGTTTGACGCTGTCGGGCGTCGGGTCGGGTATCATATCTATCGCAATCACCCCGGTGACAGCGCGTGGGCCATTGGCAACAACGGGCGACCAGTACCTGTGGCCGCAGCAAACGTCGCGCATGTGTACCGTCCACTGCGACCAGGTCAGGTGCGCGGCGTTACAGGACTGGCGACGGCGCTGCTGACGTTGTACGAACTTGACCAGTATCAGGATGCGGAACTGGTTCGTGCAAAAATCGCGTCCATGATCACCGGGTTTATCGAGAAAAAAGCCGATGAAGGTGGACGCCCTGCATTTGGCGGCACAAAGGCTGTTGATAGTATTCTGGAGATCATGAAATTACAGCCGGGAACAATCCCTGTGCTGGCACCTGGAGAAAGCGCCAATCTTGCGCAACCACCCGACACGGGTGCGGGGGTGAATGACTTTATCAAACAGATGCTGCGCAGGGCTTCTTCCGGTTCCGGCGTGACTTATGAGCAAATGACCGGTGATCTGTCGGATGTGAATTACAGTTCAATCAGGGCCGGATTACTGGAGTTCAGGCGCGAAGTTGAGCAGTTTCAGCGGTGCTTTTTCATTTTCCAGTTTTGCCGCCCGACATGGCGGCGGTTCATTCGAGAAGCCGTATTTTCAGGCCGCATTGATGCGCCGGACTTTAAACAGAACGCCCATCTCTATTACGACGTGTCCTGGACACCAAACGGTTTCAAGTGGACGGACCCGCAGCGCGAAGTGGTTGCCCTGATCAAGGCTATTCGATCCGGGTTGATTTCGCGGCCAGAGGCCATACGGATGTCCGGATATGATCCGAAGAAAATTGATGAAGAGCTGGCACGGGACCGTCAAGCCCGAATTGATCAGGGCCTTATTCTGGACAGTGATCCGGAACAGGTTTCCGGGGCGGGCGTGACGCAGGCGCGAGCCGCTGGCAGTGAACTTCCTTCAGCGGATGACGACACTGAGCTTGAGCATCCCGACGATGAAGAACATCGGCGGCGGTCGGCATGAAGAAAGGGAACAAGATGTCCAGTTATCCCCACGTAATGGCAAGGATGTTCAATACGCCGCTTGCGGTCCACCCCGACAAGGCCGCCGTGTTCGCAGCCGCATTGGGGTCGCGACTGGGGTTGGATGACCTGACTATCGAGCAAAGCCGTCAGGCCCTGTCCGGGGTCGGTAATGTGATGCCAACCAAACTGGCGGCGGTACCCGGTGCCATCGAAAGCCGAAAGCCATATGTGGTGACGGATCGAGGTGTGGCGGTGGTGCATATTCACGGAACACTGGTGCACCGCGCGGCATCAGCAAATCCGCCTTCAATGTTGTGGTCATACGGTGAAATTGAAAACATGATCATGGACGCGGCGACTGATTCAACAATCCGAGGTATCCTTTATGATGCGGACAGCGGCGGGGGTGAATGCAGCGGAGCCTTTGATTGTGCCGATGTCCTCCGCAAAGCACGTGACCTTAAGCCGATATGGGCGATTGCCGATGAACATGCCTATTCGGCAGCTTATGCGCTGGCGTCGACCGCGCACCGGTTGGTGCTGCCGCGCACGGGCGGGGTTGGCAGTATCGGCGTTATTGCCATGCACATGGATCGTTCGGCCCGCGACCGGGCAGAAGGTTTTCAATACACAACGATATTCTCCGGCGAGCGCAAAAACGATTTTAATCCGCACGAAGAACTTGGTGATGAGGCCCGTAAAATTCTGCAGGCCGATGTTCGCCGCAACTATGATCTGTTTGTCGATCTGGTGACACTGAACCGTCCAGATTTGTCAGCAGATCAAATCAGGGCAATGGAATCAGGTTATTTTGTTGGACAGGATGCTGTTGATGCGGGCTTGGCTGATGCGGTCATGCCGTTCCGCCAAGTCCTGGCGGAATTTTCAGAATTTCTGGACGCGCCCCATTCCGGGGTGGCGATGGCGGGTTCGGCTGGGGCCGCCTCCGCTTTGGCAAATAGTGAACCCCCCCAGACAATGGAGACACCCATGAAAACCAAAGGAACCAAAGACGACAACCCCGCTCTGACGGCAGAAGGTACTGCACCTGAAACCGCAGCGGCTGGTGAAGAACAGCAGGTTGAGACTGGTGCGGAGGCGGCAACGGAAACCCCCACGCCAGAAGCGGTGAAACCGGATAATGACGGCGGCGCGGAAGTGATCGACCTGGAGGCCGTTCGCGGCGAAGGGTATGCGCAGGCGGCGGAGGTCGTGTCGCTTTGCGCCTTGGCCAACATGCCGGAGAAGGCGGCAGACTTTATTGCCAATAAAACCAGTGTTGCCGATGTTCGTGCAAACCTGCAAACCCTGAAGGCGGATGCGGATGCGGATACCGTCACCGATGGGCATCACGATAATCTTGGTGGTGCCGAGCAGCCCGTCACCCTATCGGCATCGGAAATCTATGGCCGTCGCCGAAAGGCCTCAATGGAGAAAAACTCCCGGCGCTAAAAGGCGTAAATCGCGGGTCATATCCGCACCAACGTGGTGGCCTTTTGGCCGCCTTTTTTTGTGACAAAAATTGGAGACTGAAATGACTGAATTGACTGAAGGCCAGCATACTGGTGAATTTATTGTGAGTGAATCGGCGGGGAGCCGTTCGCGGGAATCAATCACCCTAATTACGGGTGAAAATTTGAAAGCCGGGGCGGTTCTTGGAAAAATTACCAAGGACGGTACGGCGACTTCTGCCGCAGCAGCCGGTAATACCGGTGACGGTGCAATGGGGGCCGTCACTGTGTCGGCGGGTGCCGTTGTAGGCGACTACAAGCTGACCATTATGGAGCCTGGCACCAATGTCGGGGCGTTCACGGTTGAAGGTCCGGATGGTGTTGAAATCGGTACAGGTGACGTCGCGGCAGCATTCTCGGCGGGTGGCCTTGCGTTTACCCTGGCGGATGGCGCGACGGACTTTGTTGCCGGTGACGGTTTCGTCATCACGGTGGTTGCCGGGTCCGGTAAATACAAGGAATACGACCCGACTAATACGGACGGTTCCGAAACGGCTATCGCCGTTCTTTATGACAACGTGGACGCCACCCTTGCCGATGTAGCGGCGGTGATTGTCGCCCGCGACGCGGAAGTCGATGGGGCTGCGTTGCAGTGGTTTACCGGTGCGAGCGCCGGGCAGATCACCACCGGTAAGGCGGAACTCGCGACGGTCGGGATCATTTCACGCTAACCACAATTTTCCGCCTGACGGCGTCAGGCGTTTAACGGAACAATCTGAGAGGAACTTATTATGGATACCATGAATGTTTTTGGAACTGACGCCTTCGGGATGATGTCCCTGACGGCGTACGTCAACAAGCAGGACTATGTGCCTGGCCGGGTTGGCGAACTGGTTAATTTCAATGAAATGGGCATATCGACCACGCATGTGGCGATTGAAGAAAATGACACCACGCTGTCATTGATCGCGACATCAAAGCGCGGCGAAGCGGCTCCGGTGAAAACGGCGAAAAAGCGCAAGTTGCGGCTGATTGATGTGCCGCATATCAAAAAAGCAGTTACCGTTTACGCCGATCAAGTGCAGGGGGTGCGGGCATTTGGTTCGGAAAGTCAGATGCAGACCATGGAATCAATCGTGCATCAGGAAATGGACACGGTTGGGCTGGAAATGGACCTGACCATTGAAAACCACCGCTTGGGGGCGTTTCAGGGAATTATCCTGGATGCGGATGGAACGACCGTGCTGGTCAACCTGTTTACGGAATTCAATGTGACACAGGAAACGGAAGTTAATTTCGCGCTTACGACCGATACCACGGATATAGCCAAAAAATGTGCTGCTATCCGCCGGACCATGACGACGAACTTGAAACTTCCGCACAGTGGAAAGTTCAAGATCAGGGCACTTTGCGGTGATACTTTTTACGATGATCTAAAAGCGCACGCCAACGTCAAGGCGGCCTTTGATCGCTGGAATGACGGGCAATTCCTGCGTGATGATCATACGTTCAGTTCCTTCCATTACGCAGGAATTGATTTCGAAAATTATCAAGGGTCCGATGATGGGTCATCGGTGGCTATCGCAACCAATGAATGTAAGTTGGCTCCGGTCGGTGTCCCCGGTCTTTGGGAACAGCGCAATGCACCTGCAGACACAAAGCAGACCGTAAATACCATCGGGCTGCCGCGCTATGTTCTGCAGGACCCGGACGGCAAGAACAATGATCGCGCCGTTCACTGGGAAGTACAAAGCAACCCACTGGCTTTCTGCACCCGTCCGAAGGTGCTGATGAAAGCCAAGCGGGCTTAGGCCTGATCTGAGACACATGGGGCCGGGGTACAACCCGGTCCCTGTTTCAGGATATCTTTCATGACAACACCGGAATCCAGAATGCTGCTGGCGGCGTTTCGCCGGGGTGGCAAATTGGCAGACTATACACCGGTGACCGGGAGCCCAGTCACCGGGATTTATGTATCCGTCAGTCGGGATTCTGTCGGTGATGATTTTGGCGCGCATGGGATCAACGGTGTTTCTGCCTGGTCGCTGGAAGTGCAGACAGCGGACGTTGCTATTGCTCCGGTCAAGGGTGATCAGTTTGCCCTTGCCGACGGGCGGACCTTCACGGTCCTGAAATTGGCGGTCCCTGCGGAAGGGCAGGCGCACGATCTGATATGGATGGTGCCGGTTGGTGATCCTGTGTCATGAGATTGATTCTGGCGCTCAAGGGCGATCTTGAAAAACATATCGAGCAGGAGCGCAAAAAGGCGGCGACGGGGATAACGCGGGGGACGCGGACCGGGGCGGTTCGGTTACAAAAAGATTTTCGTTCACAGGTCCGTGCGGCGGGTCTGGGGCGCAAACTGGAAAAAGCGGTGCGGGTTGTGCACTACCCGAAATCCGGCGACAGCATAAGCGCGGCGTCGGTGGTATTTTCCAAAGCCAAGAGGCTGCATTCGGCGTTTTCCATTGGCCCGGTTATCCGAGTGCGCAGGGCCAAGTTTATGCCGGTGGCGTTGCCTGCGGCAGTCAAACTGGGACTCCATACCAACTGGCGAAAGTCAGCCCCTGGGGCCGGTAATGCGCGCAAGTGGTCAAATATAGACGCGGCGATCCGGCGGTTCGGCGCGGTACGCTATGTGAAAACAAAACGCGGCAACATTCTGGTGGTGGCCGACAACCTGACGGCGGGACTGAAACGTTCGAAAGTCCGGACCCGGAAGAAACGCGGCGACTATTCGCCGATCACCGGGCGGCGGGTTTCCGTTGCCCTGTTTGTCCTGGTCAAGCAGGTGCGCTTGCCCCGGCGGATTGACGCGAAGGGTGCCAAACGACGCGCCCAGCGAGAACTGGGGCGCGATATTCTGAACAATTGGCCGGGGAACTGATTATGGCGTTGACCAGACGAGGACTTGCCCTGGACGCGGTTGGGGTGACGTTGACGGCAATTGGTGGTTTGACCTATTTCCGCAACCTCGACCGGGAACCGGAACCGGCTGAAATGAACTGTATCATCCAGATTGATGGCGGCCATGTGGCGAAAACCATTTACAGCGGCACGGCAGTAAAAACGCTGGCGGTTGCCGTTGAATGTTACGTCACGGCGGCGGCGCTGGACGACATGGCGGATGCCATTGACGATGTTTCGGGCAAGGTGATTAAGGCACTCATAGCCGATGTTTCGCTGGGGGGGATGGCTATCGATGTACGAGATACCGAAATGTCTGACCCGGCAATTCTCAGTGAGGATCAGGAAAAACCATACGCAGAATTCACTCTGGATTTTGAAATCGACTTCGAGCATGGGGAAAGCGATCCCTATGCCGCAAACTGACGGAAAGGAAGACAGATGACGTCAAAGAATTCACATCGCCGCGCCTCCAGCGGCGGTGTTGCCGGAGGCGCGGTTCGCCTGCCGGACCCGGACCCGGTCAAGGTAAAGGCCGATACATTCACTCCACCCAAGAAATCAGCCAAGCCCGCAGATCGCGGCCAGAAATCAGAACAGGAATCCTAAACCATGTCCGATTTTCGCACGCTAAATCAAACGTTGCTGGCCAAGGTTCAGGCGGCAACGGATACGGAAGAAACACCGACGGTCGGGTCTGATGCCATCAAGGTTGAAGGTATTCAGTATTCGCCAAATTTCGATATTCTCGATACGGATGCGGAGCATACCGGGTCCCTTGATGTCGGTAACCCGATTGTCGGCGGCGGTTCCGTTGGCAAGTCGTTCGCCACCAAACTGAAGGGCTCGGGCACAGGTGGAACTGCACCGGAATCTGCCGCGCTGTATCGGGGCTGCGGGATGGCGGAAACGACGCTGGCCAGCGATTTGACCGGCACAGCGCAGGCGGGGGCGACATCAACCATTACGCTCGCCGCGTCAGGTCCATCGACAACAGATGATGCCTACAAGGGTATGGTGATTGAGCTTGATGGTGGAACCGGGACCGGTCAGTCGGCGGTGATTACGGCTTATAACGGCACGACCAAGGTGGCGACAGTGGCGAAGGCCTGGACAACGACGCCTGACGTGACGACAACCTATACCATCCCGGCCTGTGTGCTGTACCGTCCGGCGTCGACGGCGCTTGAGGTGTTGACGCTGTGGTCCTATCAGCATGGGACGGCAGCGGCGACAGATTCAAGGTTGCGGCGCGTCAGAAGTGCCGCCGGTAACATGAGCCTTGAAATCGCGACACGCGGTATCGCCCAGGCGAATTTCACGTTTACCGGCGTCCTGCCATCAGTACCAACGGATGTGACGCACCCCGGCGCTGCGACATTCGATACTGTGTCGCCAGTCGCTTTTATCGCCACGGAATCCCTGTTGGGTGGGTCTGCGGTAAAGTTCAATCGTTTTACGATTGACCTTGGCAATGAAATCGCCCAGGCGGATGATCCGGCGGCACAATACGGATATGATTCGGCGGGGATTATCCGGCGTAAAACGACGGGCACGATTTCTCCCAACATGACCGCCCTGACAACCCGCGACAACGTGTCCGATTTTTTCAACCAGACGCCCAAGGATATTATCATGCGCTGGGGCAGCACGGTGGGCAACCGGGTCAGCCTGCTGATGCCGCAGGTACGTTATACCGGCGGATCGCCATCCGATAACAGCGGATTTGCGGCGGAAGAAATTCCGTTTCAGGGTCAGGGCGCCGATGCCGGTCTGTGGATGTGTTTTCACTGATGGAGATTTTACACAGAGCCGGTGCGCTGGTTGAATTCACGCCGGTCACCGGGCGGCGGCGGACGTATTCAATCCGCACGCCGGGAGTCACGGACCGGGCAGTGATCCGACGCCAGGTTCGGGCGCTGGGCGCTCAATACTGGGTGCCGGACGTCATGCGGGAATCGCTGCTGGCCGGACTTGATGGACTGGCTGGGAATATTGGCGATGCGGAGCAGGTTGAAAAACTTCGGTCAGTTATCGAAACCTATTACGCCGCCGTCGATGGCGTTCTAAAGAAGGGCGTCAAGGCTGAGCGACTCTTGAGTGAATTTCAGGAAGTGGAAAGCCTGATCCGGCGGGCATGGCAGCCTTATGCACAGAAGTTTGCGGATAACGAGTTTTATTTGTCCGTACATGCCCAGGAAGCAGTGCGCGCCCTTGTGGTCGGCTGGGTGGGCGACGATGACGCAACATTGCCGGTCGGTGTCATCTCCGGGCATGGAGGGCTTAGCGAAGATGACATGGTTCGTATTCCGCCGGAACACATGAATGAACTGGACTGGCGAATTGCCGAACTGATGTATCTTTCGGGGAGTGAGGAAAAAAACTCCGTCTCGCCGTCGCCTGGGGACTCTGGCCCGGAGACTTCGCCGACGGCGCGGACTACACCGAAGAAAACCCGGCCCCGGAAGAAGACCGCTGGGGCCTCGCGGAAATAGGCTGGCCATCCCTCCGGGTTCATCCGCTGCACCTGATCGGCGCGGAAGCGGGCGACATTGTCGAGGCCTGGTCATTATGGCGGGAACGCGGGGTGATGCCGGGTGGCGGCGGGTACCTTGATCAGGCGGCGAAAACCATCGCGGCGTTTCAGGTGATGGACGGGGCTGTCAACCCGCTGGTCAGAGAACGCAAGGCCCGGTTCGGAAAAGGGTGACACGGCGTAAAAAAAGAGGGTACCATTCAGCCGGTCACAACCGGGGGGTGGTTATGTGGAAACGGATAGTTCTGGTGGTTACGGGCCTTGCGGCGGCGGCGGGGTGTGCGGGGTATCCACCGCCGCAGTTTGACATGGAGAAGGTGGACAACACAGGACGGTTTGAATCTGATCTGGCATATTGCCGTGCTGATGCTGAAGGTAAAATCGAGAATTACCAAGGGGGTGGTTCGGAGGTTACATCCTCTACCCTTTCCAAGGGTGCTGAACATGCCGTCATTGATGGTGTTGTCAATGGAGGTCTGGGCTCGTTTTCCGCCGGCGGGCTTGTTGACGGGTTTTTGGCGGGGTTGGTACGAACCGACCCAAACCGACCTCTGAATATTAATGTCGGCACGGCGCTGTGTATGCGAAAGAAGTGCTACAAGGTGATCAATGAAGCCGCGTTGCGGATTGGTGCTGAAGCCCGTTGTATGACGAGATGGAGAATCCCGCGCTGGTCTGATGAATTGCCGGGCTGTGTTGTGAGTGTTGGCAAGAAAATGGCGGCGGCTCAAGCGCTTCGCTGCGGAGGAGGTTGACGGAGGGCACCTGGTTTAAGCCGCCCAGATACTGAAGTTAATATGTTCACGGTCGCCTTCGGGCGGCCTTTTTTGTGAGTGAATGGAAACATGAATTCTGCACAGGAAATCTACTATCGACTGGGGGTGAAGGATTCCGCCGCCGCGATAGCGGAACTTCGGAAATTCGGCAAGGCGGGGCAGGGCGCACTCAGGGGGATTTCGACCGCGACGGCAAAGCCGAACAAGGCGTTGCTGACGCTGGACCGGTCGTCGAACAAGTTGCAGGGGTCGTTGCGGCAAATGGCGCAGGTCACTGCGGTGATGCACGGGCCGCTCGGCGGGATAGCGTCAAGATTTTCGGGCATCGCGTCACTGGCCGGTACGGCGGGGCTGGCGGTGGGTGGATTTGTACTTGCCGCCGGGTCCGGGGTATTCGCAATGGGCAAGGCGATCACGCGGGCCAGCGAGTACGAGCGGGCCATGTTCAAGATCGAGCAGGTCAACAAGACAACGGGGTATACATCAGGGCAGACGGCGCAGGAAATTGATGCGCTGTCGATCTCTATCGGCAAGGGCACGCTGGCCAGTGTTGGTGGGGCCAGAAACGCTGCGGCTCAACTGTTGACGTTCCGCTCGATTTCCGGGGATGCGTTCAAACGGACCCTGACGGCGGCGCAGGATTTGGCGGCGCTGGGCTTCGGAACGATTGAATCGGCAACCGTGCAACTGGCGAAAGCCATGGAAGACCCGGTCAGGGGATTGTCGAACCTTCGTCGCGTCGGGGTGTCGTTCACAGCCAGTCAGGAACAGATGATCCGCAAACTGCATGAGTCTGGGGATGCGGCTGCGGCGCAGAACCTGATTTTGCAGGCGCTGGAAAAACAGGTTGGCGGAGCCGGTACGGCGGAAGCCGGGGGTCTGGCCGGGGCCTATGACACGCTGGCGGAAAACGTCGGGCTGTTTCTTGAGAATATCGGAAATCATGGTCCGGTCGACGCGGCGACGGTGTTGATGGCAAATTTCGGGCGCGGTGTCGACCGTATCAACGCCGCGATGTTCCCCAGCGAACAGAGCCAGTTTGCGGTGCTGACGGCAGAGGCCAAGGAACTGGGCGCGGAACTTGATGAGATTTACAGCAAGCAGGCGCTTGCGATCAGTCCGCTTGACGGCAAGCAACCGGATCAAGTCCAGCTCAACCAGCTTAAAATGTCGCGGGAACTGAAAGAACAGGAACTGGCCAAGACCCATGCGAAACTGGGCGAGATCAATGCCCGGCTTGAGGCGGAAGAAGCCCTGAAACGTCAGGCCCGTCAGGCGGCGGCAGATGCCAAATACCAGACGGCTGTGGAGGCGGATCATACGAAGGCGCTGGCGGCGGAAGCGAAGTTTGTCAAGGGTCTGGTCCGTGAATCCAAACAAGAAGCGACGTCGCGGGTGGCGGCGAAAAAAGCGGCGCTCAAGGAACTGACGACGCTGGAAGATCGGGCGGCAAAGGCGCAACTGCATCCCCTGAAACTGCTGGCGCGGGAGCGGGTGAAAAACGAACAAAAATTTTTTGCACTCAAGCGCAAGGGGTTGATTACAGAGAAACAGTTTCAGGCGGCGCTTCTGACAATCGATAAGGAATATGCGGCGAAACGGTCGACAACACAGGAAAAGGTTGCCCGTGATTTCGAACGCCAGCAGGAAAAGATGTTTGGGCGCTCGGCGTCGGCTGTCACTCAGGACTATTTCGACGGAATGGCGAAGTACGGCGAAAACGCCGGGCGGTTTCTGGTTGGGGCGTTTGGCGGGATTGAGGACGCGCTGACCAAGTTCTTTTCCGGTGCCAAGGTATCAACGGCGGACTTTCTCAATTCCATGAAAGTCGGGTTGGCGCGGCTGGCGGCGCAGGACCTGATTGGTGCGGTTGGCGGGGTGCTGGGTCTGGGATCGGGGTCATCTGGTGCCGGGTCGGTGATTGGCGACGTGGTGTCGGGCGCGGCGAGTTTCGTCAAAGGATTGTTCTTTGCCGATGGCGGTAAAGTGCGGGGCCCGGGGACGGGGACATCGGATTCCATCCCAGCCTTCGTTTCGAACGGGGAATTTATCATCAATGCGCAGCAGACGAAAAAATGGCTGCCAATGCTGCATGCTATCAACGACAATCAGGTTCCGGGTTTTGCGCAGGGCGGAGTGGTTGGTGCTGACGGTCTGCCAAGGTTCTCGCTGGGTGGGTCTGCCGGGGATTTTGACAGCGAGGGGCCGGGCACGGGCAGTCTTGGCGGATCAGCGGGGGACTTCGATGGTTGGGACGGTGGACGGTCTAGCCCGCGTGGTGGTAATGACAATAACGAAGATTATGACGCCAGTTTCCAGTTACCGGATGATGTGCTGCAAAACGTTTTTGACGAGGAAGGCAATATAATTGATCGCCGGGGCGGTTCATTTTTTGACAAAATTGGATCATTTTTTGGTGCGGGCACAGACACGGGATTCTTTGGGTCGAGGGCGGCGGGCGCATTAACCGGCATATTGTCCATGTTCACGCCTTCAGCGTTGTTGGCCGGTTTTGCGATAAACCTTGGCCGGGAAGCGGTGACTAGCGGCATAGCGAATAATAGTGGTCCATTTGGTACGGGGTTGGCTGGGGCGGTTTACGATGTTCTAAGCGGTAGAAAAACAATTGGAGCCGTCGTTGATGGTGCCTTCGGGAAACTTGACAAGGGATTCGATAAAGTTTCTTCAGCTTTTGGGTTGCCTGGTGCGGGAGGGGCCGGAACACGCTCCGCCGGTAATGATTTTAATTTTGGGGATAATGGTGCGTTTTCACAAAATGCGCTGACAACATCACCGCGTGAGAATATGCAGCCGTTCCAGGATGCGGCTGGCGTGCGGTTCGGGTCCTATCAGTCCGACCTGGAGGGGCAGTACCGGTCGGTTGAGTCTGCCGGGACACGTGTCCTGCGGGGATTGCGCAAGGGCGGGCGGTTTCAGGCGGGAGAGGAATTTGTCGTCGGCGAGGAACGGGCGGAGAGTATCGTTATCGACCGGCCCGGCACGGTTAATCCGAGCGAGCCCCTGAATAAACCCGACAATTCGGAAGTGGTCGAGGCGGTGACGTTGATGACGGCTGAAATCCGCAAGTTGCGTGAAGATGTCAGTAGGTCAATGCGGCAAATGGCGGGCGTCACCAATAGTTATGCGACGGGTGCGGCGCAGAGACGGGTTGCCTGATGGCTGATGTGTTCACCGACATCACCGCCCACCGGGTCTATGTGGCGGAACTGTCGCCCTATGATCCGTCCACCGGAGCGGTGGTGACAAAATATGTGGCGACGGCGGGGTTTGTTACAGGACCGGCGGAAACCCCGGCAAACACCTATTTCGAGGGTCGGTTGACCCGCGATCTGACGTTCAGGCGGTCGATGTTCAAACCCGGTCAGTTGGGCGGTCGGTCGTTGCCGGACATGGGGGATTTGCGCGTTATGAATATGGGTGAGATTGATGACTGGCGCAATCTTCACTGGGACGGGCGGGCGGTGGTGATCAAAGCGGGCCTGAAGGGGTCGGCTTATGCGGATTTCCAGATCATTTTCGACGGGGTGTCGGGGTCGCTGGTGTCGGCCAAGGATGGATATGTTCTGGATCTCAGGGATAAACAGTCGCTGCTGGATAAACTGCTACAGGATACGCTTTATGCGGGGACGGGGGGTAACGAAGGCGGGGATGACCTGAAAGATAAACCAAAACCGGTTGCATTCGGAGAGTGTCTGAACATCACCCCGGTGCGGGTCGATTCAAGCAGCAACGTCTATGACGTTCATGACGGTCAGATCGAAGCGGTGACGGCGGTTTATGACAATGGCAAGTTACTGACACTAACGACGAATTACACGGTCGATCTGGTGAATGGGCGGATCACCCTGACGGCGTCGCCAACCGGGTTGATTACGGCGGATATTAAAGGATCAAAAACCAGTGGGGCATATGTATCGACGGTGGCCGATATTGTCGAACGGCTGGTGACGGACTTTGGCGGTCTGGTTCCGGCTGATCTGGATGCTGCCAGTTTCACGGCGCTGAACAGCGCGGCACCGGCGGCGATTGGATATTATTCCCGCACGGCGGCGACCGGGTTGCTCGATCTTCTGGATGATATCTGTGACACGGTTGGGGCGTTTTATACCTTTAACCGTGCCGGGTTATTGATGGTCGGGCAGGTTGTTGAACCGGCAGTGACAGCAGATTTTGAAATTGATACGGCGGATATGCTGGATAATTCGCTTAACGTGGTGTCGTTCGGACCGGTGCACTGGCGACGCAGGATTGACTACGGGCGGGCGTGGACGGTGCAGCTATCGGACGTTCTGGATGCAACGGCGACAGATGCCTATAAGGACTTTGTTGGTGAGGAATACCGACGGGTCAGCGCGTCCGATGCAGATATCAAACTTGACGGTGTCGGCAAGGGTGGGCAACCCAATGCCCTCGACCCTAACCCTCGGCCTGGTTTGCTGGTTGACAAGACGGAAGCTGAAACGGAAGTGGCGCGGCAGTTCGATCTCTACAAGGTCGCCCGTGATGTTGTCGGTGTTGTGGTCAAAACACAGGTTCTTGCCCACGATCTCGGCGAGACTTGCAGGGTTTCCCATTCCCGGTTTGGTTTGTCTACTGGTCAGAATTTTCTGGTTGTCGAACTGGTTGAGCATATCGCCCAGTCGGAAGTTGAATTGACGATGTGGGGGTAGATATGGCGACTGAAAAAGTAACGTTCCTGTATGACAACAAGGTCGACGATGCCGTCACGAGCGCCAGTTCCGAAGCCGGGACGCTGGGGGCGGTTAACCTGCAAAACCGCAAGTTGTTGAAGGTTGCGCGGACTTCAGGTGTGACCGGGGAATGGTGGAAAGCGGCGTTCAGTGCGTTGACATCGGTGTCGACGGTGGCGATCTGGAACCATAACTTGAGTACGGCGGCGACGGTTCGGGTGCGGTTGTCGAATAATGCGGATATGTCTTCGCCGGTTTACGATGTCACCCACAACGCCTGGCCGGAAATTTACGGTTGGGATGAAATCGGCTGGGACCTGGACGGGTTTGGCGGCGTTCCCCTGCTGACCGAGTTTAATGACTATAAATATTATTCGATTTTCCGCCTGGGCCAGACGTATGAGGCACTCTACCTGCGCCTTGATGTGGATGATTCCGGGAATTCTGATGGTTATCTGCAGGCGGGTCGCCTGATTGCAGGTGTCGGATGGCAGCCATCAAACAATTTTTCGCGCGGGTGGACACTAGAGTGGGTGGATCGTTCGAAACAAGTGGATATGGAGGATGGTGGAATCTGGGTCGACAAGGCGGACAAACATCGTCGACTGACCCTGCCGTTCCAGTTTTCGAACGAAGCGGATGCGCTCGGTAATTACAACGACATGCAAAGAGTGGTCGGTCATTCTATCGATCTTCTGGTGCTGCCGTTTCCCGACTCCACTGATATCAACCAGTACCGCACGGCGATTTACGGCATGGCGATACCGGGTGGGTTGAAACCGACGAAGTCGGAAAACTCCGCTCATTATTCATTTTCCACAATTATTCAGGAGTTAACCGCATGACGGCCTATGATCTCGCTGCCGCGCTGAAACGGGGTGACAGTTACGGCGCTATATTTACCGATTTCGTCGCGCAAGTTCAGATTGACCTTGCGGCACTGAATGCTGGCGGACTGTCAAACACCCTGACCTATGGCGCGCGGGAAATCTCCAGCGCCACGGGTGTGACCCTGACGGTTGCAGATTCGCGAGTTCAGTCCGTGACGATGACGGTGGCGGCACAGGCGGTTGATCTGCCGGATGCGACGACGGATGTTGAGGGGCGGCCCTGGACGATCAATAACGCAGGTACCATTGCCTTCGCCATTAAGGATAATGGCGGCACGGATGTGGTCGCCGTAGTATCAGCGGGGGAAAGTTATCTGGTTCAGTTGCTTGATGACGCTACGGCAAACGGGGTGTGGTTGGCGAAACAGATTGGCGTGCAACAGTCTGTCGTATCCGAGACCGACATGCGCCTGGCCTTTCTGTTGATCGCCGAGAATGCCGGAGACCGGCTGAACATGATCGACGGTATTGCCGATCCGTTTATGGATGAAACGGATATCGATGCGGAGATCAGCGCCGCTGCGAGTTACAACGCGGGCGGAGATTTCTATTCAGGGACGGCGGGTAGTGATGTATTGATTAGTGGCGGGACAGTTGGTGGCGACATGACCGGTGGAGCCGGTAATGCGGCGGCGGTTGACGGCACCACATCACAGACAAACGCCAATTCGGCCCAAGGTGCTGCAGGTGATACGGTGACACAGGTCGGCAAGGATTGGGGAACGGCCAAGACGGTCACCAAGTGGAAAGTCTATGCCAGCTCGGAAAATTTCATACAAGGTAATTCAGATATAGTCACCTGCACGCTGCAGGGTGCCGATGACAGCAGTAACATCAATGATGGCACATGGACGGATATTGATAGTCTTAGCGGGTTAAGTGGTGATGCGACAGGGTTGGTCGTTGACCGCACAGTGGTGGGTGCGCTGGCCTACGAGGCCTTGCGGGTTAAGTTTTCCGGCAACTCCGGTGCCGGTAGCGGATTTTACGTTTGTTCGGAGGTTGAGTTTTATGAAGCCGGTGTGCCGGCAAACCTGACGCTGTCGTCGGTGTCCTTTACTGCCGATAGCCCACCGGTCACCGGGCGGGTTCATGTGCAGGTAAAGGAAAATGAAACCATCACCGTCAACACCGACCTGAAGGCCTGGGTATCTAGGGCCGGGGCGACGTTTACGACGGCATTTGCCACGGATGCCAATGCGCTGAATTCAACAGCGCACGGTCTGGCTAATGATGCCCGACTGTTTTTGGGATCGACGACGACGCTTTCAGCAGGGTTATTAAAGGGTGTTGCCTATTTTGTTGTGAATGCGACGACGAACGCTTTTGGGGTCGCGTTAACCTCGGCAGGCGCGCCGATCACCCTGACCGATGACGGCACGGGCACCCATAGCTGGATAGTTGTCTCTGAGGCAACGTTGGTACTGCAAGAAACATTGGCGGATGGGACCAGGGCCTATGAAGACGATAGCGTTGATCTCTCAGCACAACCAAGCGGGACGGCGATGCGTCATGTGGAGACGACGTATAACACAAAGGATATCGAGGATCACGGCGTCGTTCTGCAGTGGACATAGGGGAGTTGGGTAGATGAGTGCAAGACGAACACGATTTTTAAAAAATAGAACCATCCATGAGCAGCAACAACAACTGGATGCGCTGTTGCTGCAGGCTAACCAAGATCGATTGGGGGGCAAACCCCTGATCGCTGATCTTGATGCCGAACTACCGGGTGTCATCGCCCGCGAGGCCAAGCGTAACGGAAAACCTGCGCCTAAATAGGAGGCCCCTGTCATGCGTCTGCTGATCCATACCGTCCTTGTGACGGTTTTTTTGTGCCTCAATTCTGCAGAGGCACAGATGGTGCAACGCTCCGGTCCGGTCTGTGGGGAACGCGGGTCGCTGATGGATCAGCTCAAACATAAATATTCCGAACAGCCAAAATCCATGGGGCTGGCGGCGAATGGTTCCGTCCTTGAGGTCCTGACCGCCCCGACCGGCACCTGGACCATTCTGTTGACGACCCCGCAGGGCATCACCTGTCTGATCGCGGCGGGGGAGAATTGGGAAGATATGGAACAAGACACGTTGCCAGGGGGGGGGGTATTCGCCGTCATGATTTTAATGAAATACGGGGTGGTCTGATGCTTGACGGAGTCGGTGAAGACTTACGGCAAATGCTCACCGGGGTGGCCGGGTTTCTGCCTTCGGCCTTGCTGGGGCGGTTGCTCTGGCATCGCAAGATGGTCAAGGACGGCAAGTGTCAGTTCTGGTCATGGGAATTGCTGTGGCAGGTTCCGATGGCGGTGTTTGGAGCGTTGGCTGGCGGCGGGTTGGCGGCGGTGCTGGGATGGCAAGGTATGGCGGCCAATGGTCTGGTTGGGTTTGTCAGCTGGCTCGGCCCTTACGGTATCCAGTACCTGCTGACAAAATTGCTTGAGAAAGGCGGGGTGCAGTCATGAACCCGAAACACTTCCGAATTTTCGTGGTGCGGCCAACGCTTGAGGCGATGGAGATGCATAGCCGATCTGCCGAGGATCTGCTGATGGGCACGGTGGCGACGGAAAGCGGGTTCAGTGCGCTGGATCAGATCACCGGGCCGGATGATGAAACGCTCGGACCGGCTTACGGGTTCTATCAGATCGAGGCGGCGACGCATCTTGATCTCTACACCAATTTTCTGAAATTCCGACCCGAGTTCGAGACGCGCCTGTCCCGGTTTATCGCGCCGAATCCGAACTGGAATATTCAGCTCGTCACCAATCTATATTACGCCACGGCGGTCGCCCGGATGATCTATTTCCGTCGCCCGGAAGCGTTGCCCGCCGTCGGCGATATCGACGGTTACGCCGATTACTACAAGGCATTTTTCAACACTGTGGCGGGTAAAGGTTCGGCAGAGAAGTTCAAGATCGACTGGTACGGTCATGGAGTCGGGGAATAACCCGGCTCTGTCGTCGACCTCGGTATCAATAAACGTACAAACCCACACTGAGCGCGGCCTGAGAGGCCGTTATAATTAAGGAGATTACCAATGATTTTAAAAATAGCTCTTGTTCTTTGCGGAATTATATTTGTTCCGGGTGCGGTGGGGTACTGGGTTAATGGATGGATGGGTGGTGCCCTTGGTGCCGGAATTGCATTACTCTGTATTGGCGGGTTGATGTGGGCCTGGAACAGTATTTGGTCGGATGGGTTTATGTGATGTTTGGCATCGGATCGGTCATTGGTAAAATATTCGGAACCGACAAGGCTCTAAGCTCAGTTGTTGACGGCGTGACTAACAGCCTGGACGCCCTTGTCTATACCGACGAGGAAAAGGCCGGTGACGCCGCTAGGGATCGCTCTGAGGCGCGTCAGATGGTTGTAAGGTGGATGGAGTCCACTCAGGGCCAGAACCTCGCTAGACGGCTTATAGCGCTGTCCATAACGGGTGTCTGGTTGTCTATGTATCTACTTTCCCAAATGGTCAATATGGTGGCCGTGTTTACAAACAGCGCCGGCACGGTAACAGCAGAAAAGCTCAACATGGTTTCGGTCATTGCAAAGGAAAGCGCCGTTGATATGTCACCCGCAGTTATGTTGATACTAGCCTTTTACTTCGCCGCCCCACACATGGGCGATATTGCTAAGGGTGTGCTGGAAAAATGGGGAGGCAAAACGCCACAGAATAGAAGTGGGTGAGATGAACGCCGCTGAATAAGGCGGGGGACGGGCTGCGCTAACAGCCCGAGCCGGGTGCGCAAACACCCATGACCACTACCGGCCAGCACTGGCCATCCCGCCACCGGTCGACCGGCGGGGCAAGAATGACAAGTTGAAATCATGGAGTCCAGACCCGTCAAGGCGGTTAATCCGCCCGCGCCCTATATCGGCGGCAAGCGCAATCTTGCCGAGCGCATCATCCCGATCATCGAGTCGGTGCCGCATAACACCTATGTGGAGCCGTTCATCGGCATGGGCGGCATCTTCTTTCGGCGCAGCGAAGCCCCGAAGGTCGAGGTTATCAATGATATCAGCCGCGATGTCATTACCCTGTTCCGCGTCCTGCAGGAACACTATCCCCATTTTATCGACTTCCTGAAATTCCGCCTGACGTCCAGGGTCGAGTTTGACCGGCTGATGCAGGTTGACCCGGATACGCTCACTGATTTCCAGCGCGCCGGTCGGTTTCTCTATCTGCAAAAGACGGCCTACGGTGGCAAGGTTCATGGCCGGAATTTCGGCGTGTCGCCGGGGCGTCCGGGGCGGTTTGATGTGTCGTCGATTGTTGCCGAACTTGAGGATATTCATGCCCGGCTGTCAGCAATGCCGCTATTCCCTATGCAGCCCCATTGCAGAAACCATCCCCATGAACCTTTCTGGGCTCCGTGTGGGTACCTGTAGATACGGGCGATCATCTTCCCGTTGTGTAGGACTTCGCGGTCTGTGGCGGGGGCGGAGTTCGATAGGCGGGTGTGGATGTGGGTGTAATTCATGCCCTTAAAGTAAATGCGTCCGGCCAAAACCGCAATTCCCGAACTGGGTTGAGGATTCTTATGCTGTGCGGCTCACGCGTATCACTTCCCCAAGGAGGACATCAAGGTCAGCCGCAAAGTCCACCTGAGTGGCCGTTGGCACGTCCTCACGTGATCTGATAGGTGAATGGAGGTGCATGTCTGCAATGTTCCGGCTCGATTTTTCGAGGCGCTGCATTGAAGCCTTGAAGGATTTCTGCGACTTTGCGCCACCGTAGTTATTAGCTACCTCAGCGAATGTGCCGTAACCGAGCACCGGGGGTACGTGGTTGAGCACAGTGCGGAGCAGCATCGCGGTTGACATATGACATCGGTTAGCCGCCGCCACATTGATCTCTCGGCAGAGCTCAACGAGCCGGGCAAAATCCCATTGAGTGTTGCCGATGGCTTGCAGTGAGGTAATCCGATTCGGATCAACATAGGGCTTCGCACCGGATGGTGAAACGGGTGGTTGCGATCGTTTGCGTTCGATCGAACGGACTGCTGCGCGGACAATTTTTGATGCCTCTTCAACAGCGGCATACGATGGCCCACTAGTGAAACCGCCAGCGCCGGTATTCACCGCGTGGATCAAGTTCATAGAAAAGTCATTTGCGTGGCGAAGCTCCTCGTCGAGTATCGATTTTGCTTCAAGGGCGAGGGCCTTGAAAGTTGCGGAATGTTCCGTAGGTAGGAATTTACCGAGCGCACTGCTCTCTACGAAAAGCGGGAGCAGTTTCTCCATGTCATCCGCAATAGTGGTAAGTTCTTCAATCATCTCTCCAAGGTAACCCAACACCAACCAGCGCGAAAGTGCTTGATCCAAGTATGCGGTTGATTCAGTAGTTGGTGCGGAATAATAGCGTCTCTTCATCTGTGGGCATTTCCGGTTGTAGCGTGGTTGTGTTTTTCGGGCTTTCGCCTAATCTCCCCTGATGCCTATTGAGGTCTTGACGAGTTTCATCATGGCCACCGCATTGATCGTGGCCATACCCGGCCCGACGGTCATGCTGGTGGTTAGTCACGCCCTGGCGCATGGCAGTTTGCGGGCGATGGGGACGGTCTCGGCCATCGCCGTCGCCGATATTATTTTGATCGTCCTGTCGTATTTGGGCGTCGCGACGCTGCTGGAAACGTCGGTGGCGGGGTTTTATGCGCTCAAGATCAGCGGGGCTGGATATCTTGTGTATCTTGGGTTCAGGATGTTTCAGGCAGGCGGCGCGGGGGCGATACCTTCGCAGTCGGCGGCGACGGCATTCGGTCTGGCGCGTGAGGGATTTATCGCGACGCTGCTGAATCCGAAAAGTTTTATCTTCGTGATTTCATTTTTCCCCCAGTTTATTCAACCCTCACAACCGGCACTGTTTCAGATTGTCGTGCTGACGGTCGTCTTTCTCGTTGTGGCAATACTGGTAATCGGGGTTTATGTCCTGCTGGCCGGATACGTCGGGCGAAAGTTACGGCGCGGGAGCTGGGCAACAGTCATCAATCGTGTCGCGGGCGGCGTGCTGATTGCGACAGGGTTCGCCGCTGTTTTAATTGATGTGATTTAGATTACGGTTTGTTTAAGGCACACAATTGAAACATATCGAAACGTTACATCGCCCATAATTTAGCCATAATCTGATCGTACAAGTTGACTTGGCGAAAATGTGCCGTATGGTCCCGCCGCTTGCATAGTCTTAGAAAAAACCGCTATGCTTAACGGAAGATAAAGAATTAGCAGTGGATATTGGAAGCTGCAATCAGGAGGTATCAGTCATGAATGATGTGGAAACTCTCCGCGTCGTCGTGTTTAAGGATGGACATCAATGGTGCGCGCAGTGCCTTGAGTACGACATCGGTGCGGAGTCCGAAGACTTGGATGATCTGCCGACGCGTTTTTTGCTTACCCTTGAAGCGGACCTCAGCGAAAGCGTCCGCGTGCATGGCGAACCATTTGCAGGAATTGACCCTGCGCCTGAATATTTCCACAAAAAGTGGGAAAAACGTTCCAAAGAATTTATGCCTGCGCAAATGCCGCCCATCGATCATTTGAACTTGGACATGGCGCTCTGCGCCTGA